CTGTTCTTGCTATGCAAGGTGATATTGCTTCTGCTGAAAAGCTCCTTACTCTTGGTAAGGACTTGATGGGTTTAAGTAAGACTTACTCTGTAACTGGAAGCGAATATGCGCGTGATTTAGCCCTTATTCAACGAGCTGCCACTGTTGCTGCGGATATTCAAGAGAAAGGTTTGGGAACTTCTCAGACAACAAACTTGACTCTCCCAACTACAACACCGGTTACTCCAACTGTAAACACCACAACAAGTTCTACAGACGCTCGTTTAGACGCTTTATCTGAGAAATTAGAAGCCGGTTTATTCGCTATTGCTAAATACACACAAGACAGTGCAAGTCGCTTAGAGCGTTGGGATGATGGTGGACGTATGTTGGTTGGTATTCAACCTGAGAATGGCGATACACCTGTACCTGTTGTTGTAACTCCGTAACATAGTGAATACCTTGATTGTGGATGGAGGGCTTCGGCCCTCCTTACATTCTAAATAAACAGAGCACTTAATATTTGAGGAAATTAAATGAGAGTTATTAAAAGTGTAGTGACTACGGACACTATCCTAACTTCTAGTAACATCCCAGAGGATGAATACCCTGATTGGGTGTCTGGTACAAGTTATACTGCTCTGGATAAAGTTATATATGAACACAAGATTTATGAAAGGATTGTAACAGGAGCAGGGACAACACCTCCTGATTTAGATCAAGTTAACTGGTTAGATTCAGGCTATACTAACCGATATAGAATGTTTGATAATATCATCTCAAGCGTTAGTAGCCAAATGGGTGGTATTGAGTTTACCCTTACACCTAACCAAATTGTAAACGGAATTGCGTTATTAAATGTAAATGCATCTACTGTAAGAGTTGTAATGACCGATCCCGTAGATGGTGTTGTTTACGATAAAACAAAAGAGTTGAGATCGTCAAGTAATGTAATTGACTACTTCTCGTACTTCTTTGCACCACTTGTTAATCTTGGTGATTTAGATACAGCGATATTCTTAGACTTACCAAACAAACCTACAGCAACAATAACTGTTTATGTTAGTTCAGGTGCAGCTTTAGTAGAAGTTGGTGAGGTTGTATACGGTGTTCAATCTGTTGTGGGTAGGACAAACTACGGGACAGCAATTGGTATTAAATCATACTCTCGTAAAGAAGTAGATGAGTTTGGCAAAGTAACAGTTATTAAGCGTAAGAACTCGAAGTACGCTGATTACGATGTAGATATTGATAATGTAAACTTAGCGAGTGTTCAACGATTATTTGCAGATATTGATTCTGTACCTTGTGTATTTATCGGTAATCCTGAAATGGAAGAATTAATTGTTTATGGATTCTATAGTGATTTCAAAGCTACAATATCGTTCCCAACAGTTAGTAAATGTACATTACGTGTAGAGGGGTTAATATGATTAAAGCATTTAATAATGAGGTTCTTACATAATGACAGCACCAACAGTAGATACTTTACCTACATCACCATCTAGGTTGAGTAGACCAAACAACTTTGTATCAGAATCAGTTGTATTCTTAGAAGCTCTTCCTGCTTTTAGAACACAAGTAAACCAACTAGCTACATACATTAATGCAAACATCCCTAACAAGTGGAACTTTGGTAAGTTAAACGGAGTTAGGAGTTTCCCTGTCATATCTCAAACATTATTAACAGATATTGAATATAATGGTGACGGAATTGAGTTTACAGGAGATTTAGATGCTTTGTACTCTACGTTAGAAACTTACAGTAACAACATTAACGGTGCTAGTGATTGGTATGATGGTGTTGTAGCAGAGGTTGGGTTAGGTGCTTATGATTTAGATAAACCTTTAGTTAGTGGTATAACAGCCCCTATGAACAGGGCGCAAGATCGTACAGTATTTAACAGTACAGCAGATATGTTTAGTGCAACATCTGTAGATAATATCAACTCCATTTATCAAGCAATATGGCACACATACCAAACAAGTGCAGGTAATCGTAGTTTTGGTTCGATAACAGATACAACAATTATAACAAACATTATAGGTGGAAGTATTACTGACACCAATTTAACTTATTGAGGGTGCTTTGCATAATTAAGATATGGCAATACAAATACAATTAAGACAGGGAACAACAACAGAGCACAATACGTTTACAGGTGCAGTTGGTGAAGTTACTGTAGATACAACTAAAGATACTCTTGTTGTGCATGATGGAGTTACAGCAGGAGGACACCCTGTAGCAGCTAGAGCTAACGCTGATGGTACTATTAGCTTAATTAAAAAGGGTGGGACATCTGCTGGTACAATTAATGCAGATGGTTTGTTCAACAACACATTAACATCTACAAATACAAACCAAGCTCTTACTGCTGCTCAAGGTAAGGTGTTAAAAGATGCGCTAGATGCTGCTTCTTTAGGTGTAGGTCAAACACTTACAGATGTTACGGCATCAAGAGCAATTAATACAGTATATACTAACACAACAGGAAAACCTATCTTCGTGGCTGTTGGTAAGACAAACCAAACTTCGGATATGCGGTTAAATGTTAACGGTGTTCAATTCGGTTACGCTTCAGGGTCTAACGAAGACTCTCAAAGTAAAACACTGTACGCAATTGTGCCATCAGGCGCAACATACGGAACTGTAGGTTTGAGTGGTTTTGTGTTTTGGAGTGAATTAAGATAATGAAGTATTATAAATTAAACAATGTCGTGTATGCCTTTGAAGCAGATGGTAGTCAGGATGATCTTATTACAAAATACATGGCCAAGATGTCTGACGATGACGTTGACCGTCACATCAACCCTGAAAAATACCTGAGTGACAGTGAACGATTACAATTAGATCGAGAGCGTATGCAGAAACTAACCCCTATTGAATTTGATATTAAACTTGTTGATGCGGGGTTATACGACCAAGTCCAAGAGTTAATTCAATCAGATATTAAGTTAAAGATTGCATATACAAGAGCAACATTCTTTAGTCGTACCGATCCCTTTATTGATCAAGCTCGTATTGCTTTAGGTTTAACAGATGAACAAGTTGATACTATTTGGGAGAGTTCCCTTGTATAACAATTTTATTATTTCGGAGTGAGGTATGCAAGAGAACTTAAATGACTTTTGGAAAGTTATTGTTGAATATTGGTTTCTACCTGCAACAGTCCTAACTGCTTTCCTGATGGCAGTATTCCGTACAGCTAAAGCTAACGGTAAGGTTGATTGGCTAGAATCTCTAATGTGTAGCCTCTTTTCGTATGGGATTTACTTCGCATTAACGTGGTTAAACCTCCCTGCTGAGTTAGGTGTATTGATTGGAGGTTTCTTAGGTTTTAAAGGTACTAATGTTATTAGTCAATGGATTAGTAAGAAACTTGGTATTGGTGTAGAATAAAAAGATTAATTTAGAGGAAATGAAATGACAAATAAAACTTATATTATTACGAATACAGCGGGACATTCTGAAAAAGATAGTGGTGCTGTAACAAAGAAAGACGGTAAGTTAATTAAAGAGGCAGATTTAGCAGTTAAATTCCGTAATGCTGTCTTGCACTACCTGCAACAAGATAAGAGTATTATCACACGTACAGACGGCTATGGAAAAACAAACCTTAGTTTAAATGACGCAGCTAAATTAATAGAGGGTGCAGATTTAAGTATCGAGTGGCATCTAAACGCATCAAGTAATCCTACTGCTACAGGTGTAGAGACAATCGCTCTACCTGAAGACAAAGTATTAGCTCAAAAGATTTCATCTGTTGTGGCGCAAGCTTTTGAGTTGAAGTTACGAGGACAGGACGGGTGGATAGATCAGTCAGAATCGGCTCGTGGTAAATTGTTATTTGTAAGCAAAGGAGGTCTTATTGGAGAGCTTGGTTTCATCAGCTCAACTAAAGACTTAGAAGCTTTTGAATCTCGTTACTGGGTTGCAGCTAAAGCTGTGGCAGAAGTGATGATTGACTACGTTAAGAATAAGAAGTAATTAGAGAGGGAATGACTATGAATGTATTACTTATATTAAGTGCATTAAAGAAAGGGTGGGAATACACAAAAGGGTTCTTAGCTTTAGCTTTGAAATATTGGTACATTGTAATCATTACCCTTTTACTTGCTATCGCTACTTCTTTACGAAATGATGTTAATAAGCTTAATGCTGAGA